CGTGAGCAACTGCGGCTTCAGCGTGAGCCTGAGCAGCAACGCCAAGAATTTGCGCCATGAGTTCATCGCCAGCGGCTCGTGCTTCGGCGGCGTGAGCAAGCAGAGCATCTGAGACTGCTCGGTGCGCCTGCGCCGGTGAGTCGGATTTCCCCGACCGCAAATCAACCTCAGGGTCAACCTTAGGGACACCGGCGGCCTCACGGATCACCTGACTAACATTTTCACCTGCGATGCGTGCGGAGTGACTGCCTTGGTTATACATATCGCCATACAGCGTGTTGAAGTCGTCCGGGTGGCGATCCATCATTTCTCTGGTCTTGTCGCCAGCCTCGGCGAGGACGTTTCCGATCAAGTGCCCGAACTCTGGGTCTGACGGATTTTCCAAAGCGTCGGCGGTAGCCCGAGCGTGCTCGGCAAGTGCCCTCATGTCGCTCATGCCCATACCAAGTGCGGTGCCGGAGGAAACGTGGCCGTTCACAGGGTTCTTGATGGAGGTGCGGTTGGTGGCTGCCCTTTCAGCACGAGCAGCGACCTTGCGGAGGCGGTCAGCGGCCTTTTGCTTCCAGCCCGGACGGGGACCAGAACCGGGTCCGCCCTTTTGGATAACACCCGCATCGGCGAGCCACTGCAAGATTTCGAGATCAGCGTGTTCCATTATTGCTCCTTTACTTACCCTTGTAGGCGGGGAAAGTGTCGTAGTTTTCTACATCTTCGGTTGGGAGGTCCACCTCGACACCAGCACCGGTTCCGCCGATGCTGTAGCCACGGATTTCGCCCTTCTTGACGAGTTCCCAAGCCCAAGGCTCCCAGATCACGCCGAGAAATACAGTTCCAGCGGGGAAGGTCGTCTTACTGATTTGCCCAGTATCGGCCTGAACCATTGGAACCTCGATGGGGTGCGGCCACGTCAGGGCTTCCACCCACTTACCAGCCACGATGTTGATGTTGTGCTGAAGGCGAATGTCTCGATCGCCGTTCTCCACATAGCCCCAGAGTGCCTTTTGGAGTTCCTGAGCGTCCGTCCACTCATTGTGAGCGTCGGCACGGTTTGGAACATACCAAGGTCCGAGCGTGTAGCGTTCCTCGGCGTTCTTTTGGAGCGTTCCGGGGATTTCAGCACTCTTTTGCATGAGGTTTGCGTCTTGCATGACCTCGGGGTTCACTTGATCCTCGATGACGGTCATGTTCTCTGGCACGAACTTAGGCTTCTTGCGGCGGGAGCCGACGAAGGTGCCTACAGCGTCCACATGAACGCTAGAAACGGTGGGGCTGTCCTTGCGAACGCCTGCCGACATTTCGATATCTTCGTCGTCATCGCCGTCCCACGAAGCGTCCTCGCCGCTCGTCTCATCGTCGTAGTTGTCCTTCTTGCGGCGGTGGAACAGGCTCTTGTAGTAGTTTTCAGCCTTTGCCGCCAACTCCACACGGACAGGGACGATGTTGAACTTGCACCAGCCGTCGGGGTTGCACATGGTTGCGACCCAATCGCAGGAACCGTTTTCACCACAGGCAACGCAGTTCGAGCAGATGGCACCTTGCTCGCTGAACGGAGAAATGTCGGTGTAGGCAGCGTCGGGAGCCGGAATACGCCCCAAGTTCTCCACGATCTCGTCAAGATTTTCGGCGATCTCGACCTGCCACGGGTCAAGCCCGTCCTTCCAATCCTCACCGAGGGTTTCAGCACGGTCGTCGTATGAGGAACTGCTACTTGATGACGAACTCGACGATGAGGAAGAACTACTAGACGACGAACTCTCGTCATCGCTGCTCGACGAACTGCTGTCGTCCTCATTATTTTCCTGCACGGCGGCGAGGATCGCTGCAACGGTGGACGGGTCAAGTTGCACCTGAACTGCACCATCGGTCGTGGAGTCGTCGTCGCTGTAGTCCTCGGGGATTTCGACGGGGGAGGTCGCAAAGGTGAATGGGAAGCCAACGGTCTTGCTCAGAGGCTCACACTCATCTTGTTCGGTGGTGGAACCGCAGATCAGGCAGGCGTGGGTGTCGCCAAAGACATTTTCGCTCTTAGCGAATGGGTGCACCGTGTCGGCAAGTCCCTTAGCGATGTTGCGGCCAATCAGGCGTTGCTCAGCCTCAGGGGAAAGTCCATCAACACCGAGCACTTGGTCAGCCATGCGCTTCCAAATCGGGTTGTCGTCGAGGCGGTTCGGCACCATGACGAGGGAGATTTCACCGTCCTTGCCCTTGGCAACGGCCATGAGGTCAGCGGTTTGGAAGCCCTCCGTGAGGAGGTCGGCGGCACTTTCCCGAACATCGGCAGTCAGAGTGGTGTTCTTCACAATGTCGGCGAGAGCCACATCGGACACCACGTCTAAAATGTGCACTTCTTCCACGGGCAGGCTCCCTTGCGCTTTGTCGTAAATGCTACATCAGGGTTGCGGAAAACCCGTATAGCGTTATTTCGCTCGGGGGCGTGGCTGCTGCTGCGGGATGCCAAGTCTGATCTTGACCCCCTGCTTTGGCTTGCTTGCCTTTACCTTGCGAATGTGAAGCGTCATGACGTGCTCCGCTGGTTATTCGTCAGCGGTCCGTTCTGACCGGTGGGCTTCTTCGGGCCGCCCTTACCTTGTGGTGGAACTTGTCCGGTTTCGCCGGGATAGCCTGCGCTGGAAATGTCGGCTTGCAACCCACTGCCGCCGGACTGGTCGTTCAGTCCCCCCTGCGGATTTTTCACAGCGGAAGATGTGGTCTTGCCGTTCGGGCTGGCACTGTCGCCGGTCTTTTGGGAACCCGCACCCACAAACGGCTTTTTCTCCGTCATGGCTTGCTCTGGTTCCTGCGATCCGGCGTAGCGTGTGTTGTCCGCTTCGCCTTGCGGCGTGGGCTGGAAAACGGGCAGCCCTGCCAACTCTCGGAGGTAGTCCTCCAAGTTGTTATCTGGCGTGAGCAGTTGGCTTTGGGTGAGGCTGGTGAGGAACGAACCGAGTTCCTGCAAGTCCACCGCATTGACCTGTCCGTAGGTGAGGGTCGGGCAGTGCGCCGTGTCGTAGCCGTTGAGTGCCATGAGGCGTGGAATAGCGTGGCTATTGAACACCTCAGCGATGAGCCTGATCCAACTTTCCACCGCAGCGATGAACAGGTCGATTTTGGAAGCACCGAGGGCGAACGAACCGACGCTTTCGTGACCGAGCATGATGAAGTCAGCCAGACACGACATAGCGATTTGCTGGTTGTAGCGGGTGATGATTTGGTCGGTGTTGAACTGTCGTGCGCCGCCGGAGTTCAGCAACTTGAAGTCCACCAGTTGCTTGCCGTTCTCATCGAACATCATCGGGAGGATTACACCCTCCGTCTGGTTGCGCTTCACGCCTCGGACGATCTGCTCCATCGCATACAGCGACGCTTTTTCAGCAGGCGTGGCGTTCGTGCTCATCCATTCGGCGGGCACATAGCCAACGGGAAGCCCGGCGAGGTCACGCTCGACACCGACCGCCTCGAACTCCTCGATACGCCGCTTGTAGTACCACGACTTGAACGAGTTGCGGAGAATGGAACGGCCTTCGGGGTTTCCACGAGCGGCGGTAGTGCGGAATAGCAGGGCTTTTTCGATGGGAATGACGTTCAGGCGACCGGTCGTTGGGTCACGCTGGATCATGGCCTTCACGCCGCCGGTTTCGTCAAACTGCCACTGCCAAAGACTGTCCTGCGCTCGCATAGCAATCTTACGCCAACCGATTTTGTTGTCGTTGAACTTTGAGCGCAGAGCCGGGTCACGCTGCTCTGGTCCCTTGCGCTGCTTATAGACGATCTCGAAAAACGACCAGCCGTAGGTCAGGAACGACACGACGGCGATCATCAACTCGTGCCATGAGTGGCTCATGTCGTCCATGCACTCCTGCACGAACTCCGCAGCCTCTAGGTCTTTGCTGTCTGGGGTGTAGCCCGTTGGGTCGGTGTGGGGGTCCACACGCCAGTCCACTTGCAGGATTACACGCTCAATGGCGAATAGGATCGCACCGATGACCGGATCATTTTCCGCCATGTCTCGGTAGGCGGTGAGAGACTGTCGGCCTCGGAGTTGAGGCAGGATATCGTCAATGACGAAGCCACCCGTGCGCCACAGACCGGTGGCACCGAGTTCACTGAAGTTGTCGATTTGGGGAAGCGGCTCTTTATCTGGCATCCCTGCTCCGTGCGTCGATGGCTTGGCTAGCCTCTATAAGGCTACTACCGGATTTCACTGAAACGATGATGCGGCGACGCTGGCTGAGCGAGTGCCCGCCCCAGATGCCGAACTGATCTTCTAGCCCGTATTCCAAACATTCGTAGCGCACCGGACATTTCAGGCACAACTTTCGTGCTGGAATGAGGTGTTTACCGCCCGGTGTGTTCGCCCGCTCTGGGTAGAACAGTTCGACATTGGAAGCCTCTGGCACATCACGGCAAAGCGACTGCTCGAACCATTCAGGGCGGACAATGGCCTTGAACAGGTCGTATTCGATGGGGATAATGTCCTCCCCGTCGTAGAGTTTCAGCAGTTCGTGGTCGATTTCCCGCACTCAGAAATCGCCCTCGGAGATCGCACAGTAGGCGTGGAACCGAAGTGCCTGTGCCTCCGTGAAGCCCGCCTCGACCATTGCGAGGAATGACTCCCTGACCTCCATGAACATCAGCACGAGCGCACTCGGACCTTCGGGCATGGAGGATTTTCCGAGGTTGGCGATCTCCTGATCGAACTCGTCATCACCGATGTTAGGTAAGTCCATAACACTTGACCTTACAACATTTCCAAAAGTCGTGCTGGATACCCCATCTTGAACGCAAGAAAGCCACCCCGAAGGGTGGCTACTTGCCGAAGTCGATGCCGCCTAGACGGTCACCGCAGGGATTTTCGACGGTTAGAACGGAGCGTCGTCGAAGGTGGGTTCGTTGCGAGCCGGAGCCGTCCGACCAGAACCGTTGTTGTTCTCTGGTCGTGGGGTCTTGGCAACCTGAGCCGTAGCCCAGCGCAATGAGGTTCCGATTTCGTCGGCGACAATGGCAACCTTGGAACGCTTTGCTCCGGTTTCCTTGTCCTCCCACGACTCCTGCTGCAACTTGCCGGTGACGATCACACGATCGCCCTTAGCAACGGTGGCGGCAACATTTTCGGCTTGCTCGCCAAAGGCGGTCACGTCGAAAAACGAAACATTGTCCTCCCATGTCCCGTTGACGTTCTTGCGGTTGTTCACCGCCACGCTGAACGGGAGGAAAGCCAGCCCGCTCTGCGAGAACCTAATCTCGGGGTCACGGACAATGTTGCCGATGATGGTAACGCTCATGGTTCCTTCTCTCTGGTCGTTGGATTTGTGCGACTACTCCCGGAGAAGTCCCCGCACGGCACTCATTGTAGCAAGATTTCGAGCGACGTGCTTGCCCCTGTTCCCGATGAGTAGTCGGCGCACATCATTTTTCGACAAGTCCAACTGATCGCAGAGCATATCTACGGCTTGGTTGAGCATCTGAATACGAACACAGTCAAGGGAGAACGCCGCCTTCAGCCCTTCTTCGAGGGCGATAAGCCGGATTTCACTTTCGGTTATGGGTTCGATTTCCACGTTTCCAACCTCGTCGGTTGCACTCAGGCTACACGAAGTTTTGGAACGGGGCAGGGCTAACGGGGGTGGCAGACGGGACAGCGTTTCCAGCACTGCTGACCGATTTCACGACACGACTGGATGAGTTCGGGGCTGCGGTGGTGCATGGAGCAGCGAGGGCAGATAGAGGCGAGTTGGCGCAGGATTTTCTCTGCCACTACGGGGCGACGATGCGGTGTGAAGCCGCCAGCGTCCGCAGAGCGTCAATGTGGGACTGCGATGCCCGCAGAGCCTCACGGAGCGTAGAGAGGTTGTTCACGGCGATCAGGTGGGCGTATCGCTCGTCCTCGGTGGCAACGGTCGCCATGTCGTCCACCGTGTCCACATTCAGGCGATTTGGAGAGGTGCGGGCTTGGAGCCGGTGCTGTGCAAAGCGCACCTTGAAGTCCGCCTCAGCACGGGCGGTGTCCACGGCTGCCTGTCGGATTTCGTCCACAAGCCCCTGCATACGCTCCACCTCGGCTTCGATGGCTTCGGCGATTTGGTATTGGCTGAGCATGAGTTCCTCCGGCAGGTATCGGTGTAGGACACTCTAGCCGCACAGGATTTTCTCTGCAAATCAGTGTGGGAAGTTTCCAACCCTGCGGAGTGTAGCCCAATCGCTTGCGTCGGCGGCATCGAGGGATTTCGCTCGTGCGATCTCCTTGCTTCCAAAACCGGTGCCAACTGCGTCGTGCGCTTTGGCGGCGATTTCGTGAACCCTCGCTGCCGTCTCGTGCAACTTTTGACCCTCGTGGTGTTGGTCACGGAGGCTGTCCGGCACGGACGACCTAAACGACAACTGACCGAACCGGCGAGAGAGAGCACGATGCTCCGCTGCGATTTGGTGGTGGGCGGCTGCCGCTTGCTCGCTCGTCAGTTTGCCGCTCTTGATCTGCATGGCGAGCGATGCCGCCTTGTTCGAGAGTTCGTTCTCACGCTTTTCGGCAGGCAAGGTTGACGGCTTGTTGCCGCCGATTTTCTGTGCGGCCTCCACAACCGATGGCTTGATGAGGTGCGAACTGCCGACGATGACCCGACCGGAAACTTGGTGGGCTATATCTGCGATGTATCTGCCGACAGCGTGGAACCGACCGGTGGGAAACTCACGATCAGCGGCGTGTGAGCGTGGGCCGGAACCGGGACCGCCTTTTTCGACGGGATAGTTGTCCATAGACGAGGACTGATTAGTCCTCGTCCTCGTCCTCGTCCTCGTCATAATAGGCCGAGGGGAGGTCGCCACGACCACTTACTTCTTCTGCGGTTTCCGAAAGGTCGTATGCACGAGCGGAGGCATCTTCCACTGCATTGTAGTCGTCGGCCTCATCGTCCCAATAATCTTTGGCGGCCTTCTCGGCATCAGCCCACGCCTTCGATGCTGCCATGTGTGCTTCCGCTGCGGGCTTGTTGCCGTCGGCGGCGAAAGCCTCAGCAAGATCGGCGTGAGCACCTGAATAACCGTCGTAGCGTTCTGCCTCGTCCTGAGCGAGGCTTGGGTCGGTTCCTTCATCGTCGATGGTCTTAGCCATGTTGAAGGGGATGATATCTTCGTGGGTGTTCACCGAGGTTGCGCCTTCAGGGTGTCGCCCTGAACCGGGACCACCCTTCAGGATGCAGGAAGCGGACTTACCGATCGGGTCGAGTTCGTCAATGTGGAAGGGGTTGGTCATGGTAAGGCTCCTTTGCGATAAATGCTACATCAGGATTTTCTAGGTCAGTCCCTAGCGTTGCGACGACAGGCGTTGCGGCTTGCTTCCCGCTTTTTGTTCGGCACGGTCGTCGCTTTACCGCCAAACCATTGAACGGGATTACCACCCTGAGCAAAGTGCGCCTCTCGACGCAGCCCGCTCAGGGTGGCAACCTCCTTTCGGATTTTCCCGTTGCGCTTCGCCATTAGAGCAGGCGTTGGGCGCACACCGGACCGAGGCCACGGTGGAGGCTTGCGGGCACCGTGAGGGTGCGACCGCAGGCGAGGCACGAACCCGATGCGAGGGCGTGAGCCTCAGCCACTTGGAGAAAGTTCTCTCGTGCCTCGTCCAGCGATCCGGTCGTGAGGAACTGAGCCGCTGCGATTTGGCGGTGGAGGTGGGACTTGGAACCCCACACCTTTACGCCCTGCTCGGTCATGAAGGCGAAGCCGGTGTAGGCACGCTCGTTGTCCGAACCGGACAGGTAGGAGATGACGGTCTTGCCGTTCGCCCACGAGGCTTCCTCGACCTTCAGGGTCACATGACCCTCGCCGTCCACGACCGTCCACAGCCCGACAGGGATTTGGCGGACAGGGGCGGAGGTGACCGTCTGCACGCTCGTAGGCGCAGTCCGGCGGTAGGGCAGTTCCTTCACGAGGTCGATCAGGTGCGAGGCGGTCGCCTTGGCGAGCAAGCCGTCCTCGGCGGAGGAGATTTCCTCCATCAGGTCGGCGGGCACAACTCGCTTGGCGGCGAGCGAGAACAGGTAGGCCACCTGCTTCTCGGTGGCGGGGGCGAAGGTCTGGGTCATGTGATTTTCCTCTCTCTGGTCTATGGGCACTTCCGACTACACAACCATCATACAGTAGGGGTGTGTCGTCGTCAAGTGTTATTTCCAAACAGCCTCAATGCGCCCTGAATACAGGGATTTTTCCTCAGCCGTCGCTGCGAACCACTGATCGAGCAGGCGTTGGGCACGACGCTTTGTGATGGCGTATGACCGCTTCACCACAAAGGCATCGTGCTTCGCCGCATCTTTGTAGGCACGGAACTCCACTCGGTAGATCACTCAAAGCCACCGTGAGCGAGGTTGCCGTTGTGGACGAAGATGAAGGTTCCGTCGTCCAAGGTGATTTCCTGATTGCCGTCAATGATTTCGGTCTTGACGATGGTTCGTCCAACCGTCAGTGCGGTTGCGTGGTCAGTGACGCTGGTTGTTTCGCTGGTCATAGCCAGTCCTCTCTATAGGTGGGTTGAGTATAGCACTCGGAATAAACCCTACCGGAGCGTGCGGACAAAAAATAGCCATGCCGATTTGCATAGGATTTTCGGGCGCACTACACTAACGCCCACCGGTGCCGTAGGGCGGGTTCTGCTGGTCGCTAGGAATGTTTCCTCCATTTCCCTGCGGCACCGGTTCTAGTGTTCGTGACCCTCGTGCTTGTGATGGTGAGTGATCTCGTCTGTGAGTTCGTCCAGCGTTTTTTCCGCCATGAGTAGCGCAGCCTCCGCCTCAGCGAGCCGCTCGTCCACTTCCTCGGCATCGTGATCTCGAACGAACCGCTCTCCCCATTTCGTCCCGATGTATGCGCCCGCAAAGTTGCCGAGCACCAACGCCGTCAGCATGACCACCATGCGAACGGTGCCGTGACTGTTCAGCGTGTCCACCGAGTAGCGAGCAGCGACGATCCAAAAAAGGGCGTAGCCCGCCTCGAACACTCCCGCCTTGAAAGCATCATTTCGGGCTTCGGACTGCACCATGAACACGGAGAACACATTGGCTCCGA